GGGTCGTCTTCCCTGAACCTGATGCAACGCCTTTCCTCGTTGAGGAGTTCGCGCACCGTCTTGTTCTTGTAGTTCCTGCCTGAGAATCTCTTCTCAAGTACATAAGGGGCGATGGAGTACGTTCCGTCCTTGATATGGTCTGCGAAGTATGTGAAGCACTGCGCCTTGATGTTGTAGTACATCCCTTTGTATTTGTCATCGACGGCCTCCTTCGCATTGAAGGGTATCGCCTTCGGGAAGAATCCCTTGAACACCTGTCCCGTACCGATGAGGTCGTAGGAAAAGTGGTCTTCCCTCACCCGCCACCTGTCCATCAGTTCCTTGGCGAACTGGAGCGTCTTCTTTGAGTCAAGGCTGCATGCCTCCACGTCGGCGATGTGGTTTCCTGTCCACAGCCAGAACACGCACTTGTCACCTCCGTCGAAAGCAGCGTCACATGTAATGTAGCGCATTCCGTCTCCCGTCTGCTCCGCATTGTCGTAGAAACGCTCCATATGCTCTATCTTGATGATGTCAGATCCTGCCGCCTTGTACTTCCAGTTGCCGTCGAGGAACCTTGCGCGGGTCTCCTCGTCCTGACCGATGAGGGAAGCGAGGTACGACGGGTCTGAGGACATAAGCGCAACGTTGTCGGCGAGTTTTGCAGGGATGAACGTGACAGACCTGATGAACAGTTCCTGCGGTGAGCCGTAACGCTCATACTCAGGCTTCCAGTACTGCATCAGCGTTGCCTTGCACTTCTGGAACACCTCCTCGCGCGTATCTCCCCATACTATCTGCGTCACATCGTCTCCGTCCATGAAGCAGTAGCGAACCTTTCCGCACCTGTCCTCAATCGGAAGACCAGTCTCCTGGTCTATCCACCACTCGATGAACTTCGCCACCCACGAGTCGGGGTCGGGGTTGCAACTGCCGACGATTCTGTTGCGGATGCCGTATGCGTTACGGTTGCTCATCGTAAGCACCTTGAACTTCTTGAACGACATCTGCGTCACCTCGTCGATGGCGATGTACGGGTACTGCTTACCCTGATAGCGGTCGTGGAAGTCCTGATACTCCATGTCGTGGAATGAGAACGTCAGCCATCCGCCGTTGTAGAAGTTCCACGTCATGTCGTTCTTGGCGCGGTTGTACGTTCCGAAGTCGCTGAAGATTTCTCCTGACGTGTCTATGATGTCGGAGAGGTCGTCCAGTTCCTTTCGGAAGATGATTGCGCGGAAATGCGGGTTTGTGATGTCGTAGAGCGCATTCATCAGCAGCACATACGACTTGCCACCTCCACGGCCTCCGCCGATGATGGAGATGTCCGCAGACGAGCATAGCATATCCGTCTGACCGCCTTTCTGTGAGAACAGCACGTTCTCGTTATGGTCTTCCTCCCACTGCTCCCTGATGTCTTGAATGTCATCCTCGTCGAGTATGCAGAGTCCCTCGGAGAGTTCCGCAAGTCTCTGAACCAAAAACGGCAGGCATGACTCGTCGAGTCTCATGACTGGTTCAAGCGGTATGTTTGACAATTCTGCCATCTGTTATCCTAAAACATCTTATTTTGGGGCAAAAATAAGAAAAATCCGAATATTTTTCAATTTTTGGGTGAAAATTTATGCCAAAAATTTGCGAATATGCAATATTTATCTATTTTTGGGGCGTAAAAAGATTGTTTAGAGGGAAAAACCCTCGTTTCAGGATAACATTTACACAAGAAAATTTAAGCACAAGATGGAAATCGAAAAAATCGTTTCTACCGTGCAGGAGAAAATCGGAAACACCGATTTCTCGGCACAGACCATCCAGAAGTACTGCGAGTTGAACCCCGTCGCCGAGGGACAGGAGCCTGACGAGGCTTATTTTACCAAGGCCAAGGATTTCTTTACCGGACTCCAGGGGCAGTTCAACCACGACTTCTCAACCAAGTTCGCGGAGGCAAAGAAAAACTTGCTGACCGAGGACACGTTCAAGAACATGTCGGCAGAGCAGTTGACGCAGTTGAAGACACTTATCGAGGGAATCAAGCCCAAGGAGGTGGTAAATCACGAGGAAAGCGAGGAGGTGAAAAAACTCAAGGAGGAGATTGCCGCACTTACCGAACGCCTTGACAACGGCGACAGCGCAAAGCAGAAGGCCGAGATCCTTGCAAAGGTGAAAACGGCCATGAAGGAGGCAAAGGCATCCGACGACTACGTTCTTGACAAGACTCTGGAGGGAGCGGACATCGACGTGAAGAAATCCGTCGAAGACCTCACGAAGGAGTATCTGGCTAAGTACGATGCGGAATACCTCAAATGCCGTGGAAACGGTGCGCCCCCAAGGCTTTCAGGAGGCGGTGGCGGTGACGGAGAGACCGAACTTGACAGACGCTTCAGGAAGAAGGCTGAAAAAGAGGGTTGGGGTAAGAAGAAGTAACGAGCCAGCGTGAAAGGAAACTTTATTGTTTAACAAAAACGACGAAAAGATGAAGAATCAGGTTTTTCAGACGGGTAACACTTTCGACGCTCAGTCGTTCAGTGTAGGCCATGCCCGCAAGGTGTGGCGTCGGATTGAGGAGCAACTTCCGGGTGGCTTCATGATCAAGAATGTGTCTGACTTCGTTTCCGACAAACTTATCCGTTCAGGCATGGCTATCGTCAAGGACGATACACAGGGTGCAGACGATAAGGACATCAAGGTGCTCACTTGGGCGCAGTTGAAGTCGGGTATCAGCGGATCGGGCATCGACTCTCTCGGTATCATCGGTTTCTTGCAGGAGGACGTTCCTGTAATTGACGGCAACACCATTGCAACGGGCAATGTGATTGTCAAGGGTGAGATTTACGGTTACATGCTCGGCGACACCCAGAGTGACGCTGCAACCATCTCGGCTGCTGTGAAGGGCATGACCCAGAAGAACGGTCTTAACATCCGCGTGGTGGACTAAGGCCAAGTGTGTAACGAATAAGGAAAGGAAAAGGATATGAGAACGATTCCAGTTTCTTTGCGCGACATGATCACCCTCGGTATGTATGGTGAGAGTTGGCAGACCTTCGTGGACAAGTACGAGGAGAAGTTCAACGCCATTACCATCGACGGCTTCGAGTTCGATCCCGTCACCATCGGCTACACATGGGCGCAGATGCTTTCAAAGGTTGGTGCAACCGTGCTTCCGACCTATGTTGATCCTGAGTCTGAGGGTTATGAGATGCCTCTGAACCAGTTGGAGGGTAAGACTGGCAACATCCCCACTCAGAAGTTGTTCTACTCTGTCAACCGCGTCATTCTCCGCGAGAAGATGCAGTTGGTGCAGAAGTACGGCAATGCCGTCATGGACGACGAGATGCGAGAGGTGATGTTCGGTCTGCTCGACGAGGGTACGGACGGACTGATCCAGTCGTTCTGGAACGCGCTGAACCACCAGCGCCACCAGATTGTCTCTACAGGCGAGTTCACAATCTCGGCCACCAACAACCCACGTGGCCTGAAGGGTATCACCATCGGCTTCAACATGCCTGCAGCCAACAAGGACGTTCTGACAGGCTCTGAGCGTTGGTGGACAGACCCACAACACACCACCGAGGGCGCAAATTCAGACCCGCTCGGCTATCTCGCCAAGCGCGTGAAGGTCATCCGCCGCACACTGCACTATGCAGGCCCGCTGAAGGTTGAGTTTGCCAAGGACACATGGGATGACTTCCTCGGCCACAGCAAGGTCGTGAGCGTCCTCGCCAACTGGGTATATCGCAACATCTCAAGCGACGCTGCCCGCGCAGACGTTGCACGCTTCATGGATGACGATGTGATGAAGGATGCAGTCCGCCGCATCATCAAGGTCGACGAGATTGCCATTCAGGACACCTACGCATTCACCAGCAAGCCTGGCACGGATGCCAACGGCCTGCCCGACCTCGTGGAGGAGAAGATCGACAACTTTGATCCGCAGAACATCGCCTTCGTACCGACAGGCAGACTCGGCGGCATCCAAGGTGTCCAGCCCCTCTCTATGGGTTACGATGCAGACAAGGTGGCCTACGCAATGGGCAACCGTCTCTTGATTGAGCAGGAGGACATCCCTCGCACTCACAGCATCAACGTGAACGGCGAGATGGCACAACTCTGTGTGCCTGGTGCAATCCTCCGCATGTACATCTCTACCATTGCTCCTCATACCGCTGACTCAAGTTCTTCTGAAGAGCCAAGCAGCAGCAGCAGCAGCGAGTAGTGTGAATCTCTGATGAAGGAATGAACCTATGGCATACGGAATTACGATAAGCGAGTACCTGAAGTCCGTCTCTCAACTAATCACTGAGGACGGTCTTCGGTACATCCTTGCCAAGCGCGGACTTACAGGCGACGAACTTCTCCCGCAGTACGGCTCTTCATCATCTTCTTCCGAAGGCAATGATGTGCTTACACAGCGCGAGATGGACTTGGCCGAGGGTACTGCCTACTATTGGCTTTCTAACCTTCCCGTCGGCGGTTCTACGGAAAAGGTTGCAGACGGCGGATGGTCTCACTCCGAAGGAGGATGGACGGTATCCAAGGCCAACATCGAAGAGTGGCTGAGGAAATACCGCTCATTGTTCGCGAAGTGGGAAGAGCCTATGCTTGGAAGCATGATACGCATCATTAACTTCTGACGCTTATGGGCAGGCTTGCACAGAATTTCCCAAGATTTCCTCACCGCTGCGTCATCTACTCGATGCAGGAGCCGACAGGCTTTGAGACGGAGGAGGAGATTGCCGCATTGAAGGATGTGGTATGGGAAGGCCGCTGCCGCAAGGAGAGCAACACCTCAATAAGAACATTCAAGGGACAGGAGTATGTCGTCAAGGGCGACTACCGGGTTCAGTTGGGTGCGCTTGTCGGTGGTGAACTTTCAGGCGACGCCGATGCAGAGCCTAACGGACGCAACGGAGAGGAATGCGGTGCTATCGTGACCGTCATCAAGGCTGGTATGTTTGTTGATGTCACGGACAGGACTGACACATTCACCCTGAGCCTCAACGACATCTATGCAGGCAACCTCGGAACGACGCTTTATTGTGACCAGTACAAGACTTAGGTATGGCGAACAGGTACAAGAGACAGGCGGTGCTTACTGCACTCAGGGAGATGGTGCTTCCCATCTGCGGCGATGTACACACATCAAACCGCGAGACGGTGAAGACCACGAGCGACCAGTTTGTCATCATCAGTCTTCCGCAGGGCATCACGCCGTATGCAGACACGCATAACACCGCCTACGTGCAGTTCCACCTTTTCGCAAAGGACGTGAGCAACGGCGTGGAGAGCATCACGAGGATGGAGTCGCTTGTCGAAGGCATCAGCACACTCTTTCCGTTCAACACGGAACTGATGAGTTGCAACGACAATCCCATCCAACTGGGTTCCAAGTCTGACGGTATGGGCTATCATTCCATCATCATGCAGTTTAAGATTGTAATCAAGGTATAACAACACAAACACAATTTTATTATGGCAATAGCAATCACAAACAAAGACACCCTCAAACAGATATTTGACAAGGTGTCACGCGTTTACTACTTCGCAAGCGCAAACACTCCGCTTGGCAGCCAGACACAGGCTCTCGAGTTCCCTGTGCTGGAGGATGGTGTTTCGTTCAACACGGGCGATCCCGACAAGAGTGAGGTGAAACTGACCGACGGAACGACTTGGACTTCCAAGGTGAAGCAGGGTGAGTCTGACATCTCCTTCCAGGTGTCTTCAGTCAAGAGTACCATCAACGAACTCTTGATGGAGAAGAAGGCAGGTGCAACCATTACCAATGTTGCCTTCGACGGCATCACCTACAGCGGTAACGGTTTCTCTCTTGCTCCGAAGAAGGTATCCGGCGCACTGCTCATGCAGAGCGAGGACAGACTGACCGCCATCTACCTGCCGAACGTGGAGATCTATGCCTCGTTCAACGGCGAGGGTGGTGATGACTCTACCGGCTACTACAACGTGGCAGTGACTCCGCTGACCGACAACACCGGTGCAGCCTTCTATCCTCTGGTGGGTACAGCCTCATCATCGAGCGAATAATGTCTGACACTCATAACAATGTGACGGGGTGGTAGGGGTGTCTCCCTGCTGCTCCGTTTCTTAATTAACAAGGACATGAGCGACTACAAAATTTGGGTGACCTATCATAAAGATGAACAGGTCGAAAAGTATGGTCTGAAAAATGACGATACGCATAGTTTGTTTGCCACTCACAAGGAGATAGACGGAGAGAACATCAACGCGCTGAATCCCGTCTATTCGGAAATGGTGACGATGTATTGGGTATGGAAGTCCAACAAGAAATCCACTTATGTCGGCTTTGAGCACTACCGCAGGCATTTCGGCGTGAGCCGTCTTCCAAACAAGGGTGAGTGTCAGGTTTACAGGATGCTCGATTTTGGTTCCCAGACGATATATCAGCAATACGCGCAGTATCACAATGCCAAGGATATGGATCTGATGCTCTCATTGCTTGATACAAAGTACGGAAAGGGCAACCCATACACTAAACACATCGAGGAGAGTCGTGTACTTGTCGCGAACTGCTGTTTCCTTATGAAATGGACTGACTTCACAAGGATGTGCAAGTTCCTGTTCCCGCTGTTGGAAGAGTTCTCTGACAAGTGCGGATGCAAGACAATAGACGATTGGAAGAAGAAGGCTGTAACGGATTTCGGGACTAACCGAACAGACTATCAGACAAGGGTCGTATCATTCTTGGCTGAGAGGCTTATCTCTGCTTGGATAATGAAGAACCTTTCTCCGTATATCGGTGGCAGGAACGTGGCTGTCGTGAACTACAACACAACAGACCTGACAAATGCGGCAATACAATCGCTCTTTAAGCATACGTTTGGCTGTCATGTATATGTGTTCGACAACAGCGACGAGAAACCATACAGGACGACAATGCCGAACGTGGAAATCATCAACAACACAAAAGGTCAGTTGGTGGATTTCAAGGCTGAGTTGAAGAAGTATCCCAAGAAATGGGAGCGTGACATACAGAAGAGCAACTATGGCTCTGCCAAGCACTCAATGAGCGTAGAGAAACTGATGGAACTGATTCCAGAAGGCTTTGTCCTTATGGACTCAGACGTACTCATTACTGAGGACATCAAGTCTTTCTGGGACAAAAGCGTTGCGTGTGTCGGTGCAGAGGATGTCAAGCATAACGTACCTCTTATCCAACCATTCTTGTGCTATCTGAACGTCCCCATGATGAAGGAAAACGGCATCAGTTACTATAATGGCAGGAAGATGTGGGCGTTGAGCGACAAAGACCCTGACCAATATTACGATACAGGCGCATGGATGCTTGAGGAGGTAAGACGTAAGGGCTTGCCCGTGTCCTATGTAAACATTTGGAGTTACGTGAAGCATCTCGGCCACGGATCATGGAAGAACAAGGATACTGCAAAGTGGCTTGAGGAGAATGCCTATCTATGGAAATAAGACCGATAGATTACGTTGTGCCGATGGTATTCCACGGCGACTTGCTGTGGCAGGAGGACTTCAGGAAGGTCAGCCGTCGTTTTAATGACGGCAACCTTTATGAGTTTGTGCGATGGCGCAGTTGGGAGACCGAGGAAGTACTGATACGTTGCGTGAGGAAGTATATGCCTTTCGTGCGTACCATATA